TTATTAAGTCTATCTAATAGTTTTCCCATTATATTGTTTGTTTTAAATCTTTTAGTGCAGACGAATAATAATTTTCAGCTAATTTAGATTCAAAGGTTTCTCCATTTTTAGAAGTGAATGCAAATGATTCCTTCTTTGCTTTTTTAATAATTGCTTCATCTGATAAATCAATTAATTTACCTTTTTCATCACTAAGCATAGATAATACAAAAAACTTTCCTGCTTCATAATCATTCTTTATAAAATCTTTAGATAATTCAGATTTCAATTCATCAAAATCACTATTTTTTATTAAATAATATTCGTCCATCTATTTTGATATATATTTTTCTTTAATAATTTTTTGAATAGAAATTTCATTTTCTATAATATTTACTATTTAAGAATAAGGTATATTTTTATTTAAGTTATGTTATGCAATTGGTGCAAAATCTTGAGCAATTAATCCAACTGGGTCTGTATGTAAATTATCTAACCATTCTACAAAAGAAGCAAGTAAAGCATCTACAGTTCCACCATCTTTCTTAAAGTACAAATATAGTTCTTTAGGAAAACCAGCTGCATTAGGTAGCAAAGGTCTTTGTGAATCAGTTTTAGTTGTAAGTACAATACAATTATAAGTAGCAGCTTTATCAGCAATGAAGTTACTATCTTCAAATAATTTATTTTCTGTATCTGAATGAATATAACCCATATTAGGAGCAAGTTCACGTTCAAATTTAGCTACATCAGTACCACGTAATGATAAATCAACACCATTAACTTTTACTAATTTCCACCAACGTAAATCTCCAACTAATTCAATATAATAATTAGTATCATTCATAGTATAAATACTTGAAGTTTCAGCAGTATGTGCTACAGAAGCAATTGGAAGACCTGCTCCAATTAAAGAAGCCATAGCAGCTTTAAAAGCAACCTTAACATCAGCATTAGTAACTACTCCATTTGCTCCAATAACTTCTACATTTTTGATTGCAATAGGATTAAATACATTTTTATCTTTATCGAACTTCTTTACTACAATACCACCTAAAAATTGGTCAGTCATAGAATCAGTTCGAGCATTACCTGTAGGATAAGTAATACTATAAGTAGGAGCTACCGATGTAGCAGAACCACTTAATTCTTTAGTATAAATAAAATTAAATGGATTAAGAGTAAAACCTCTAGTAGAGCCATTACCTAAAGCATTAATAAAATCAATTACTGTATCCTTAGCAATAGAACCTAATGTTTCTGTTAAGTCAGAAAAACTTCCATCAGGTAATTTAATTGACATTTCACCTTTAGCAGTAGGATAGCCAGTACCTAGAGAATTTACTATAAAAATTGTTCTCATATTGTTATTTAATTATTAAATTGTTCTTTTTGTTTATTTATTTGATAAGTTTCATCTTTTAATATACCACTTAAATTTGTAGTAGATATATCCAGAATTTCATCAGTTATAGTCATATCTGTCATTCTATTAAGTCTACTATTTACAAGTCTAGGATATTTTATATATTCAAGTTTTACATCTTTAAATATAAAAGTATCATTTCTATTTAATATACCTTTATTTTTTATTATTTTGTATATTGGATTTAAGTGTATATTCTTAGATAGATAATAATCATTATTAATATTATTATAATCTTCAGAAGAAACTAAATCTATCTTTTTTAGTTTATTTATAAATACTGTTTCACCTTCAACAATAGTTTCCACTGTACTTCCTATACTGGAATAAGAAGCTCCCATTCCAGAATCTATTGTAAAACCTATATCATTAGTAACAAGTATTAATGAATTGGAATAATAATATTCATTAAAATTTTCTATATAACAATCTATATTAAAATTTTCTTTAAAATATTCTTTCAAATAATTTAAAGTATAATACATTGTTTTTATAGATTTAGTTATTCCCTTTAAATCTATTTGAACAGTTGTTCCATTATTAAATTCTACTGTAATCTCATTATCATCAATTGTATCTTGATTTAAAGTTATTACATTTATAAAATAATCAGTATCAGTTGTTTCAAGTATAAAATTTTTATTATATCCTAGAGTTCCTATTAAAGATATAGGTAAATAACAATCAGATGGAATATTAAAATATTGTTCAATATCCTGTTTAAATAAGTCTAGAGGAGTTTTCTTCTTTAGACTATTTAAATCAGTATATCTTTTTATAGATTCTTCTAAACCTTGTTTCTTAGAATTTAATTCAGGTGAAAAACGTTGTTTTAAAACAGTAAGTATAGCATCATTTATAGCCATATCATACTCTTCGGGATGAATAGATTGTTTACGATTACTATTTATTAATTGTAATCTACTGTCTAATGCTATGTGTATTGATGCTATACTACTATACATAATTCATTATGATTTTAATGATTTATATTCTTTTTCAAACTTACTTACTTCTCCACTATTTACAGGATTAGCCAAATATTTAGCTGCTTCTTCCATAGTTGCTCCTAAGATATTTTTAGCATTTTTGTTATCAACAATATTACTATTTACATCTGTAGTAAGAATACCTACTTCAATATATTTTTTAATATCAGATTTATTTTTTAAATCTTTATCATTTGCAGCTTCCAAAAATTCATTAGGATAATTTTTAGCAAATGTATATAATTCCATATATACATCTTTATCTTCATATTCTTCGTATTCTGTAAATGTAATTACATTTTTGACAATAGCTATATTTCTAAGCAATGCACTAGAATCTTTAATAGCTCTAAGTTTATCAGTAGCTTTCATTTCTAATTCTGCTTTTTCAGATGAACGTTGTTTAGCAACTTTTTCATCAAATAAGAAAAATCTAATATTAGGTGATTTATCAAAATCTTCAGTAGTATTAGCTACTTGATTAGATATTGAACATAAGCACCAATATAAATAATCCTTTACATTATCAAATTTGAAATATCTATGATAATCTATAATATCAACTTTTTTATTAGATAATATATGAGTAGCAATTTCTTTTTCAGAAACTAATACATCTTCAAATTCATCAGCATCTTCTTTCTTTTCTTTAGCTTTAACTACTTTTTTATATAAATCAGAAGAATAATCTTTAATATATGTTTCAATATATTTAAGTAAATTCTTATTATCTAAATCAAATGTAGAATTTAAATCTAAAGGATAACCTGATGAAGGTATAGAAATTTGTAAAGAAGAAATATAATCTTGCTTTTCTCTTTCCCATTCTGAATTATTATTATTATTACCTATGATAATAGGTAAAACAATATCAGAAAAGGTATTATTAGAAAGAATAGTATTTACAACTTTTGTTGTAGTTCCTAAACTTCTAGCTTGTGTAGCATAAGCTGCTTTATTAAGAGATTCATAAACTGAACTAGCAATCTTATATTTAATAGTAAGTTTTTTATTTACACGTATCATTTGTTTAATATTTAGTTTATTAGTACTTTATTTTAATATATAATCTTATTGTCTACGCATGATAAATGAAGTAGTAGGATTTAAGATATTAATACCTTGTGAAGTAATAACCTCATAAGATGCAATATCTTTAGTATCACTAATAAGATTTCCAGCAGCTACAGCCCATTCTTTAGGTAATGTTGCCATACCTTTATATACACCTACTTGCCATTCACGACCTTCTTCATAAACGATATTAACGTTACGAGTATCACCTAATTCATCATCAGAAACCATAGAATGGTCAAGACATACAGCAGTATAAGAATCAATAGGAAGATTATCAATCATATCACCATTCTTCTGTTGAAGTTCAGCTAATGAACCATAATCAAACATATTTACAGGTTTAAGTGTAAAGATAGTTCCATCTTGAAGTTTATATTGTTTGAAGTAAGCACCATAAGAAAGATAACCATCTTTAGCACTAATTACTTTATCACCTAATGCTTGAAAATAATTATTAAATTTAGCATCACGTTCTAAAGCTTTAGAAAATTCACGAGAAAATCCTTTACCACAATATAATACTTTTTCACCTACTGAATCACCAATACGATTTTGATTTACATGGTCATGAATCATATCAAGAACTGTACGAGTGAAATTACTATAAGTAAAATCATTTCCAGCAGCTTCTAATTGTTCAAATACACCTGCACCACGAGGAATAGGTTCATTATTAGAATCATCTTTAAGTGTAATAACACCATTAGCATCACGATTATAACGAGAACGCCATAAATCTTCTTCCATCATCTGCTTACGTTTAATCTCCCATACCTTCATTTGATAAGGTATCCATTGATTAAACTTCTGAATTTTTCCATCAGCAGTTTTTACATCAAATTCAATATCTAAAACTTTATTAGCAATATTACCTGCAATGTTTTCAGAAAAACGATGGAATGAATACTGATTAGTAGCTTCATTGAAAGAAGATTTATTAGTACGTGTACCATCTGATTTAGATGCTGGAATAATAGGAGCTTGTAATGCCCAATATTTACCTGCTGTAAAGTTTGCAGCATCAATACCTTCACCTGTTTGAGAAACAAATGTATAGATATAACCATTATGTGCAGATGGTTTACCTTCTGTTTGAACACGAACTAAAGATTTACCATCAGGAGCAAGAGCACCATATTGATAAGGAAACCAATTGTCAAACATTTCAACAATAATAGCAGTACCATTAGTACCAACTAAACCATTAATGGCAGGAGTAATAAGTTTTTTAACTTGAGATGTAAGTTTATCACGTCCCATAATTTTCCATGTATATTGCGTATCAGCACCTTTTAAAGCACGTCTAGCAATTTTACCCATTTGACCTTCTGTCAAAGTAAGTAATGGAAATTTATCACTATCTCGACCCCATAAATGTGTAAAAGATTGATTTAACTTTGTAGCACCAATAAGGTTGAAATTTAAAAGAGTATTTTCATCATTGTACATAGATGAATCATACTTTACAGTTCCGATTTCTCTCATTTTTCTTTTAATTTAATTTGTTTAATTTTTATTATAAAGATTATACAACAATTGTAGCTGAACCATCTTTAAGTTGTTTTAATATTTCACTTTTATCTGCATCTTTACTTTCAGTATTAGATTTACTAGATATAGTAATTATTTTTTTAGCATCTTTTATTCTAATGATACTTTGCATTGTTTTTTCTAAAGATTTTAAATCATTACCAGTAGCATTTCTAATACCTTGTATCAAAAAATTATCAGTATTATTTAATCTCTTGTTTTCATCTAATTGAGCTTGTGTATAATATACACCATTTTGTTCAGTAACAGGTTTATAAAAATAATTAAATAAATCAGTTCTTGTCATAGATTGTTTTGTACCATCTTGTTTAGTAAACAATAATCCTTCTTTAGGGATAAAGATATTACCAATTTTACCTGACTTAACAATTTTATCATATACAGAACCTTCAATATTTTTATCTACTAATTTTCCTGATTTATCATAAGTAACTCCATAATAAGATTCATATCTTTCAATAGCTAATTGTTCATCTTTTTTAGTTTGTTCTAATTCAGATTGTTCTGTAGCAGTTTGAATCTCTTTTAATTTACCTAATGAATTTAAAGCATCTACTCTTAGAGTTTCATCACTTTCAGACATCTTAATAAATCTATCTATATAACTTGTGTCATTACCTAGTTTAGAAAGATGTTCTTTAATAATAGTTTTTAGTTCTTCAGTACTAGTATCATCTGTTATTTCAAATTTATTATAATCAACTAGATTTGCATATCCTTCTAAACTTCCATATTTCTGTTTATAAGAATACATTTGTTTTAAATCAGGATTATTTTCAAATATAGAATTTATAGCTTCTTCTTTTCCTTTACTATAAAATAAGTCTTTTATATAGATTTCACGTTCAGCTAATCCTTCAATACCTGGTTTAAAAGATATAGGATTACCTTCTTTATCTTTTAATTCTAGTCCTGATACTTGTGATATTAATGTATGAATATCGTCTTTATCTAAATCATCATTTGAGTCAGCATTCTCAGCTTTGTCTAAATCTTCTTTAGAAAATACAATTTCACCATTTAGTGTAGCATTTCCATTAGCATCTAAAATATAATCTTTAGCTCCTGTACCATCATCAATAGTAACTACTTTGCCAGTCTTATTAGCATCATCAGTTTCTCTTTGTTGTCTAGCTTGTTCTTCTTGTTGAAGTCTTAATTGTTTGGCTTCTTCAGTTTCAGCAGGAGGTTCATTTTCACTTTTAGGTTTAAATGTAGGCTCTGTTTCTAATTCTACTTCACCTATAATAATAGATGAATGTTCGTTTACTTCTTCATTAAGTTGAGAAGTTTGATTTAAATAGCGTAAGTAGTGCATAATGTTTACTTTAGTTGTAGTTTATATTATAAAGATAATTAATTTATTTGATAAATATAGCATTATATATAGAAGTATAATTGTTACTTATCTGTACTTTGCTTTTGCATATTGTGTTTTAATTGAGTACGCTTAATAGCTAGTTCTTGATATTTTAAATCCATTTGTTTACGTTGAAGTTCAATCTTAGCCATAGTTTCTTGACTATTAAGTGATTCTTCATCATCTAAATAACCATTACCATTAGAATCTTGTTGAAGTCTTAAATCCCAAACTAATAATTGAGTTTCTTGGTCTATTAAAGCTTTATTTAATTCTCTATCAGTTTTAATTTGTTCTTTCTGAAGTTCAAATTCTTGTTTCTTTAATTCAGTTTCTTGAGCAATTTGTTGAGCTTGAATACTAGCTTGATTCTTAGCATCTTCAATAGATTTATCATATTCACGTTTAGCTTTATTTGCAGCTAATATTTTACCTTTAAGTACTTGTAAGTTATCATTTAATATAGTTTCTGTAGCTAATTCAAAATCTCCATTTTGAGCAGCACTAAAAGCTAGTTCTTTCATAGCTCTAAGTTTTTCATCAAGTAGTCTACTATTACCAACATTAATACCAACATTCAAACTGAAATGTTCCATAGGGTCAACTTCAACTCTTTTAAGTTCATCAGTTGATTCATCTATATAAGAACCTTCTTTACCTTCTGCCCAAGCAATTTTAGAATGGTCATAATTAGATAAATAATCTTTACTTCTAAATATATTAAATACATCTAATCCCCAATTAGAAGCTACTTCAGTTTGTTCTAAACTTTGTTCAGTTACAGATTTACCTTGATAAGCTTTTTGATTACCCATACGACTATCTGTCATATTAGCTGCTTCCCAAGCTTCACGTTTTAATGATGATATAATATTATATAATGTACTAACATAATTATAAGTAGCTGTAGTGGCTATCTCTCGCATTGCTTGAATAGCATTAGCGTTTACTTCTGCATCATTAAATACAAGTAAATTTTCAGTACCCATGTAAGCCAAACGTTGTTCCATAGACATAGTAGGGTCGTCTGTTAGAATACTTTGTGGTATAGGTAGTATAGATTTCCAAGCATTAATTGCTTTCTCAATTTTATAATGATATATACGATATAAAGCTAAATAAGGATTTACACGATAAGGAATAGGTTCACGTTTACTATCTTTATGAATATAAGATAAACCATTGTAAGGAGCTTTACATATATTAATATTAGAAAACTTTTCACGTTGTATTTTAATAGGTCTAAATTTAGTATATATAGCTTCAATATTCATTTCACTAGCTAAATTAAAACCTAGTATATCTCCTTCATATATTTCTTGTTTCCAATCCCATTCAATAGATATATCACCAGCTTCTAAATTAAGTTCATAATCTTCCGATACTAGTGTTTGTTCTAATTCACCTGCTTCATTTCTTAATGTAAGATAACCAATTTTTACTTCTGTTTTAGCAAAATAATGAGCACATGGAATTAAATCAGGATTATTAAAATTAGAAGTTTGTAGATTAGAACTATATTTAATAAAGTCTTCATCAGACATTCCATATTCAATAAGTCTACTTTTTAATATACCTGTTCTAGTTTCATTAGTAATATCTTTGTTAGTATATGCTTTTAAAAAGTTTATATCAGATGGAGTTAAATGTTCATAAAATAAATCTAATATTTGATATAGACTTCTATAAACAATTCGCATACCATATTCATCATCTTCAACAAATGTATTACCACTATCAACACGATAATAATCTAATGGAGATACTACTTCAAATAGTACAGAATTTTTATGAATAGTTCTATAAGTATAAACTTCTTCACAAGCCCACCAATAATAATAAGCTTGATTATATTTTAATTTAGCATCTATTTCAGTATTTAATAAATTTAATCTACTTTGAGCATCTTTAGCTCTATTATCATCCCATTCAGATATATACTCTTTAAGCATTTTATCTATATCAGGAGTAGGTTTAGTTTCTTGACCAGTATTAATACCTTGTTGATTAAGTTGATTAATCAACATCTGATTCATTACATCTAATATTTCTTTACCAAACTTTTTATTTCTAAGAAATACTGTATCAGGGTCGTCTGTATAAACTTGATAATTACTATAAGAAGAAGTAAATTCACCTAAATATCTATCTTTGATTGGAGATAAAAAATTTATATCTCTTAAATCTTTAATTAGATTTTGTTGGTTATCTACTTCTGCTAGTTCCTTATCTTTTAAACCATAACTTTTTAAAGCATAAGCATACATAGATGTATCTACTATACCATTTGCCATATCCAATAAAGTCTTTGTCTGACTTTTATCACTACATGACACAGCTAAATTTACTACATAATCCGCCATAGATTTAGTCCAAGCAGAAGTTTGTTTCTTTTTTAAAGATACTCTCTGATTAGGAAGTACATTGTTTTTTCTAGTTATTGATGATTCCATTTAGTGTTTATTTAATCTATTAAAAAAAGAACTTTTAGAATTAGTAGCTGTAGGTTTAGTAAATAAGTGCATACGTTTAATATGTTCATCTTTTTTAAATTCATACATAGCTAATATAGTTGTAGATATTCTATCAAAGTTACCTGTAGAAGTAAATCTTTGATACTCTAATAATAAAGGTAATGAATATATTTGTTCTAAACGTAACGACATTTCATCTTTATCAGTTCTACCTATCTCTTCATATATAAAATCTTTAGAATAACTTAGACCATTTAATTTAGTATCACCATCACCCATATTCATACCTAAATGTATTCCTACATTCTTACTAGTAACAGAATTAGATAAAAAATCTCTAGGGTCATATAATAATAAATTTTTATATTTCCATGATTTAAAATTAGTTATTGTTTCACCTCTATTAGATTCAACTAAAGTTTTAGCATTCCATCTAAAGCAAGCATTTAATAATAATAAATCATTATCTTTCATAGTATTTAAACGTCCACAATATTCAGCAACTAAACGTTTACCTGCATAAGGAACTATACCATTATCTCGCATCCATACTTGAAAACTATATAGAGAATGTTTATCTGTTATTTCAGATTGAAGTTTATCTACACCATAAGGGTCAACTACAATAAAATATAAATCATCAGGGATACTACCATTTATTAAATAAGGATTAAAGTATTCTCTAACACAACCATGTATATCTGTTTTAGCATTATGTGGAACATCTAATATAAAATCATGCCAACCATTAGGTAATAACTTTTCATTTATACAAGTTTCTTTAGTAGCAAATACAATTTTACCATCTTTTTTTATATACCAACCATCTTTATGAAAATGATTTCTAGAATCATTTTTTAAATCATTAATCCAAGCATTTAATTGAGGAGAAGCAAAAAGATTCTCTGTAGTATTAATAAAAGCTTCACTAGGTTTATTTGCACGTTGAGCACAATATATTGTATATTTATCACTACTTCTTGTAATTTTAGCTTTTTCCTTTTTAGCTAAATCAATTTTAAAAGAATCAAATAATAATGAATTACCATCGACTACATAAGGTTCATAATCTAAAACATTAGGATGAAACCAACCACATAAATCATGTCGTTTATCATCATCAAATATGTTTTCAAAAGGCATAGCATTTATACTTTTTGGATTATAAAATATTTGTTCAAAATATTCCCAATTGACACCTTTAGTACCACCCGTACCCCATATATCAAAACCTCCAATTTGTATATCACCTGATTCAAGATTAGATAAAGTAACATCTATAAATTCAGGCATTTTAGGACATTTACCTGCTTCTTCAACATTTATCTTTATAGCTTTCTTACCTACAGCAACAGATGTATTTTTAGCAATAGCATAAGATAAAAGTTTACTTCTAAATCCATATGGTTTATTACCTTCTGTTTTCTTTTTATAACCTAATTCAATTTCATCAAGAGGTTCACTTAGATAACCTCTTCTCCAATATGTATTATTTTCATACCAATCTAAACAAGTCTTAGTCATATAAGTTAAAGCACCTTTATCAGTAAGGTATCTTATATCATCAGCAATATTTATTACTGTAACTGTTTTGTTTAGATTTATAAGATTTGCAGATTGATTAGCTTTTTTATATGAATAACCTTTACGACGTGCTTTAGCAGTTACTAAACTAAATTCATTAAAAGTACAAAATTCATCTATTTTATAAGCCCAATAATCACCATCCCAAAATCTAGGAAAATCTTCAATTGTTTTAGTTTTAAATAAACCTTGTTTATCTAATTCAATTCTTTCATCATCATTAGGAGTTCTTTCAATACGACCATAATTTAAATAACTATAATGGTCACCTGTAATTCTTAATGGTTGTAATAATTCTTTTTTACGTTTAGTAGATGTTTTATGATTAAAGTATTCATATATATCTTTTATAGCAAGTTTACAATTTAATGTATGCCCATGTTTACGTCTATAATCTTCTTCAGCATAAAACTTTTTATATTCTATACTATCTTTAGGATATCTAGTATAACATTTATATTTAGAATAATATATAGCAGCTTCACAAAAACTATCTGTATTTACAAATACAAAATCCCAATTTAATAAAAAACCTCCTGAATTACCTACAAGAAAATCATTATCTTTATCTATATAATTTCTATTAGTATTAGAATTATATAAACTAGATGATTTAGGATAATTAGATTTATCTTCTAATATATAATTTATAAAAGGAAGAGATTTTAATCTATCTTCTGCATCATAATCAAAGTTAGATTTAAGCCATTCATTATCCTTTGTTAGAGCGATAAGATTCAAGACCTTCATCTCCTTCCATGCTATCTGTATATTCTGTTGTTCCACGTAATATAGTTTTTTGAGTAGCTTGTTTTTCTAATAAAGATTCAAATCGTTTTATATTATTAGGTATATCATCTGATATTTTCATCATCTTTGTAATGATAGTACTTAAATCTATAGGAGTACCTTCTTTATCTTTATATTCATCTTCCTCTAAATTATTTAAATGACTTATATAATTATTAATAGTCTTAGCTGTAATATTTAAACTTTTAATAGCTCCATTTACTAAACTATTTACAGCATCAAATTGTAACTCACTATTTACAAATTTTATAATATCTTTATTATTTTTAGGAAATTGAAAATCAGAAGATATTCTAGTTTGACGTTTAGCATAATTATGAGCTTCAACATCATTTAAACCATTTATAATACAATGCCCTCTAGGATTAGTTATAAAATCTAAATACTTGAAGTATTCAGTAGAATCAAATTTATCTTTTGAAGTATCAGCTTTATATACATTAGCTAATATAGGATATTTTAATAATTCTTCAATATTTAAATCTAATTTAAAATCACTTGTTATCGTCCAAATGTGTATCATTATTATAAATATTTATAGTTTCTATTCCACACTTTACAATCCATTCAATTAAATAAGCATTAGCTTCATTGCCAGGTTTATCTTCTCCTATAAATTCATTTATTCTATATACAGCATGTTGAGCTTCATGTACAAATAAAGGTATAGATGGAACTTCAGGAAATGCTATTAAATATGAATTATAATTAGAATCTTTATTTTTTATTTGATGATATAAAGTACCATCTATATCTTTACTCCAAACTGAATCTGTTTTAGCTTTAGCAGGAGTTCCATCATATTCAGCAAAATTATCTAATAAGTTTTCAAGATTTGCATCAATACCTATATATAATTCAAATGGATATAAAGGTTGTTCATATTTATGTAACATATTATAACAATATTACTATGATTAATAACAGTGTGCTTACAGTACTTGAAACAGCCCATGTAGTAACGTTCTTATTACTTGTAACTAACTTTTGATTTCTCTCTATAGATTTATTTAATACCATACTTAAACTGTCATGTTGAGCCTTACAATCAATTAAGATGGTGTTAGTATTTAACAATTGTTTATCCTTTTCAAGTATAATATATTTTTGAGATACAATTGTAGCACTATCATTATTATGAATTTGTTTGTAGTAATTACCTTTTTCTAATAGTACTGCTATCTTTCTATTTTCAGATTTAGTATATGTAACTAAAGTATCATTTGTAGATTTGTTCTCTGATAAAACTGGAAATACTATCATCTGAAATAATAGAAGAATCAGATAAATTTTGAATATTTGTTTCATAATAATTTTGTATTACTTGTTTACTTTTTACTAAAGAATCTAAAGAGTTATATCTAGATTTAATTACAGCTTCACTTTTAATTATTTCTAATTTAAGAGAATCATTTTCTGAATATACAGAAGTATTAATATAACTTACTTCCTTATTTCTAAGTAACAAAGCTATATTAATACCACCCATAACACATACAATTAATATTATAATTGTAATATATAGTTTATCGTTTTTTTGCATAAGTTTCTTCACTTATAAGAGTATATGTAAATAAATCAGTTCCTTCTTTAATAGCTTCATCTATTAAATATAAAAATACATCTGTATATATTTTATAATTTAAATGAACTTGACAACCTGCACTATTTAAACCTATCCAATTAATAAGTTTCCATTTAGATTGTCTATGATTATTAATTCCAAATAATCCTCTTTCAGTTTGAACATTATAATCTAATATATCATTTTTATTATTATCTCTATATACTTCGCAAGGATTAACTTGTATTAAAGCAGGATGTTCTTTATCTCCTTTATGAAATCCTTTTCTCCACATATTAATATATTGACCATATTTTAATATTGCAGCACCTTTAGGATTCATAGGTTTTAATAACATTGGAGTACCAGGATTAGTAGTAATTAAAAATATATCTATAACCCAACCATTATCATATTTTCGAGTATGATATTCTGTGTTTATAGTATGATACATCGGTCTAACAGCTTCTCTAAATACTATTTCATAATCATCATATTTATCTGATTTACTATTAGTACTTCTAATACCCCATATATTTAAATTATAATTACGTTTATATTTAGATAAAGAATCTTTAGCTGTATATATTTTGTAATTATTTTCTTTAGCAATACTTAATAAAGTATTTATATCAATATCTGTAGGTTTCATATTATAATGAATTAATTCTTTCAATTAAAATACTACAATAAGATTGCATAGCTTTACATTGCTGAATTAATCTTACTTGTTCGTCTTCTTTTAATTTTGGAAATATAGGATTAGACATAATAAATGAATCTAATTTATTTATTTTATCATCTAATTCTATAGTTTCACTTAATAACCTTTTAATATGTTCAGGTAATGTATCATATTTACTTAAACCTAATTCAGTATCTTTTATATCATGTAGAGTTAAAATAGGTCTATAAGCTTTTTCAAATACAGCTTTAGGACTCATACTAATATAACCTTTATGATTAGGATGATTAGGTTTAGAAGTTTCATCAACTTCATATTCTACTAAATAAACTCTATCTTCACCATTTTCATTTTCAGGAAGTTTCCAACCACGATATTCACAATATTCTGCACGTGACATTTCAGTACTAGCTTTAATAACTTTAGTACCAACAAAAGTTTTCATTTCTGTATTCATAATAT